AGCGACTTTGCCCGTATCCGCAAGCAAGAGCCGATGGTGTTTTTCTTGGATACGGCCTACACCGATAAGACCGATAATGACCCGAGCGGTATCGTGGCAACGTGCAAGATTGGCGGCGAGATGTATGTTACCCATGCCGAAAAGGTCAACATGAAGTTTCCCGACCTGTTGCGCTGGTTGCCGACCTACGCACAGGCACATGGCTACGGCTACGGCTCATCCATCCGCATCGAGCCGAAGGCCAACGGCCTATCGGTGATTGACCAGTTGAAAGAAACCACTGGCCTCACCGTGGTGGCCACTCCGTCACCGAAAGACAGCAAGGAGACCCGCCTCAATGCGGCATCCCCATTCGTGGAGGGTGGACGTGTCATTCTCGTGGGCGGTGCATGGAACGAGGCGTTCATCGACGAGGTGTGCGGTTTCCCGTCAAAGCCGCATGACGAATATGTTGACGTGCTTTGCTATGCCTGCGGCTATCACTTGGGCAATCCCTACAAGCCAATAGACAGGGCAAGGACGGCACGTTTGGCGTACTGACGATAAACTACACATCCGCGCAAAGAAAACGCAGCAGAAACGATTTATACACGAAATAAACGCAACTATGGACATTAACGAGATTATCAGGATTGGAGAGGTGGCAAATGTGGAGATCATTGCCGCACTCAAGAAAAAGACCGTGACAGTACCGGCATGGGGAAGCGCACGCAGCCGTGAGGGACTGGTGGCGCAGTATGACCCTACCCTGCACCCGGTCATGGACAAGAGCAAATATCCCGATGTGGTGGCCGAAGATGGGTCACTGGAACAGGTGACCCGCATCACCTATGACCTGCAAAGGCTGGCCACGAAGCGCATGACGGAGCTGTGCAACGGCATCCCCGTGCGGCGCATCTATCGTCCCGACAACGACAGGCAGGCAGATGCGGCGAAATACCTTGAGGCCATATTCACTAACAACCGCATTGACGCAGTAAACATTGACCGATGCAATATGCTGTTCGCAAGCTGCGAAGTAATGACGCTGTGGTATGCCGTTCAACAACCGACAAGCACCTACGGTTTCGACAGCAAGGTGAAAATCCGCTGTGCCTCCTACTCGCCCATGCAGGGTGACGAGTTGTACCCGTTGTTTGACGAGTACGGGGATATGATCGCCATGTCGGTGGCCTACTCACGCAAGGTGGAGGACAAACGTATCGAGTACTTCGACACCTACACGGCAGACCACCACTACAAGTGGTCAAGCGAGAACGGCTGGGACTTGATTGAGGATGAGCAGTACGAGGTGGGGAAAATCCCCTGCATCTATATGTACCGTCCTGCACCGATATGGGAGAACACAAGCAGCATCGTCTATGAGATGGAGTGGGCGATGTCCCGCAACGGAAACTATCTGCGCAAGAACAGCAAACCGTTGTTTGTGGTCTATGCCGACCAAGAGATAGGCTACGGTGCAGAGGGCAACGAGAAGAAGGAGTTCAAGGCTGTGCTGCAATATCCAAAAGGCAGCAGTGCGCAGTACGTCACATGGGCGCAGGCAATCGACAGCCTCAAGTTCCACATTGACAGCCTGCGCACGTTGTTCTTCACCACCTTGCAGTTGCCCGACTGGTCATACGAAAAGATGTCGCAGATGGCCTTATCTGGCGAGAGCCGCAAGCAGTTATTCATTGACAGCATGATGAAGGTGAAGGATGAGAGCGGACGATTGATGGAGTTCTACTCCCGTGAGGTGAACGTGGTGAAGCAGTTCCTTATCAAGATGCTGGGTGACGGCTGGCGCAAGGACATCGAGTCATTGCAGGTGGAGATAGAGATTACTCCGTACACCATCAGCGACGAGAAAGACACCATCAGCAACCTCTATCTTGCCAACGGAGGAAAGCCGCTGATGTCGCACCGTGAGAGCATTGAGGCGTTCGGCCAGTCTAATGATGTGGCAAAGACACTTGAGGAGATCAGGGAAGACGCGGTTGCCGATTTGATGGAGCCGACGATGTGATAACCGATGAACCAGTTCGACAAGCAGCATCAAGCCAATGTGCGCAAGTATCAGCGCAAGATAGATGCCATCTACAAGAAGGCGGCAGAACAGGCGGCAGCGAGGGCGGCCTCTCTGCCTGTGCCTAATGACTACATCTTCACGTTTGACGATTTCCCTGCCGTAAAGAAGCAGATAGACGCGCTCATGGCAACAATGGCGGCAGATGTGGAGTTGACCGTCACCGACGGCATCCGTGCAGAGTGGGGATTGTCTAATGCGAAGAATGATGCGCTTGTCGATAGTGTTCTCGGTGATGCGTCCAGCCTCGCCCGTTATCACCGCACACACGAAGATGCGCTGAACGCTTTCCTTGAGCGCAAGCAGAACGGCCTCGGTTTGAGCGACAGGGTGTGGCGATACACCGACCAGTTCAAGGGCGAGATAGAGATGGGGCTTGACCTCGGCATCCGTGAGGGTAAGGACGCGGCATCCATCGCCCGCAGCATCCAGCAATATCTGCAACACCCAGATATGCTGTTCCGCAGGGTCAAGGACGAGCATGGAGTATTCCAACTCTCGCAGCGTGCGGCATTGTTCCATCCCGGCCAAGGTGTGTATCGTAGCAGCTACAAGAATGCACTGCGCTTGGCGGCTACCGAGACCAACATCGCCTACCGAACGGCAGACCATGAGCGGTGGCAAGACCTTGACTTCATCGTCGGCATCGAGGTGCATCTATCCAATAACCACACCGTCCTCAACCACAAGAAAGAACGTGTGCCGTTGTTCGACATCTGCGATGAGTTGCAAGGCCGATACCCCCGTGAGTTCAAGTTTGTCGGCTGGCATCCCAACTGCCGCTGCATCGCAACGCAGGTGTTTAAGACGAAGGCCGAGATGGATGCCGATGACGAGCGGCTGAAACGAGGCGAAGAACCGCTTGACCCGCACCAGAGCGAGAATGCCGTGACCGAGATGCCTGACGGCTTCAACAAGTGGATGGAAGACAATGCCGAGCGGCTTGAGAGTGCCAAGACGATGCCGTACTTCATTCAGGACAATTTCAAGAACGGTGACCCGTCACAGGGGTTGAGATGGATTGGTGGCGCAACACAACCGACTGAAAGGCAACTGACTGCATTGGAGGTTGCCGAGCAACGTCATGCGGCGAGAACCGAAGGTGATATTGAATCAATCCGCATGGATTGGTATTACAGGCAAACAAAGAATCTTGAGGATGATATTAAAAACGGGTTACTGCCTGAATCAGCAAGAAGTGCTATAAGTAAGATACGGACGAATCTTTTCTACGATCTTGACGATGCACAAAGGCGTATATCGTTATTGCAAGCCGCAAGCCGCAGACACGCAGCAAGGACAGCAGAGCAAGTGAAAGATATCATGGCACAATGGGCAAAGCGTGAGAAAGTAACCGATATGCTTGGTACGATAGCCAAAGAAGCAGAAGCATTCAAGGTTGAGTTCAACGAGGTTAAAGTGTTCAAAGAAACAAAAAGCATTGAAGATATTATTAAAGACCTCGGTGGGGGTGACCAAACGAGCGGCTCATGTTCATCATTGGCTTTTGCCTATGCAGGCAATAGGGGTGGTTTAGCCGTGTCGGACTTTAGAGGTGGCAGAAGTTGTTCGTTTTTCGCTACTAAATCCAATATTCGCAGTATTGTAGAAAATGTCGGAGGATTGGCGGAGAAGAACGTAAGCGATTTCAAGGCGGTTAATGCTTTGTTTAAAAATATAGAAACAGGAAAAGAATACTACTTTGCCACTGGCTCTCACGCTGCAATTATCCGCAAGGTTGAAACAGGGTACGAATACCTTGAATTGCAAAGTTACTCAAGCAATGGATGGAAACCGCTTGACAAAACTGTGTTGAAGAACAGGTTTAAGGCAAAACACAGTCGTTCAGCAATGGGTTATAAATATGAAAGTGACAGTTTTCTTATTGACATCGAAAAGTTGCAAAAAGATGGAGGCTTCAAAAAAATGCTTGGTTACATTAACACTGATGCAACCAAGCAGATGAAAGGTAAATACGGAAGGCCTAAATAATCAAGACCTATCCTTGAGGAATTCTGCCCAATACGGGTTTTCCTTGTCGAAGATGTGCTTTTGTTCCTCTGTCAAGTTGTGTGGGTAATCCTCAAAGATGTTGAATATTTTCTTCTTGTCAAACGTGAACATCATTTTGCCAATGCAGTCAATATCCTCAACCCACCAGATTACATCATCGGAGTTGTTCTTCTCAAATATGTAGTTATTCTTCTCCATGCCTGCAAAGTTACGTTATTTCTCAAAATTTTCGCCTGATCGCAATTTTTTTAGTTGTCAGTAAAATTATTTTGACACGGCAAAAATATAGTTTTTTTGTAAAATAACAACACTTTTGGGGCATTTTTCGTGAAAAACGGCTGTTTTTTTTCGTTTGGCTTTCGTCTATTCGCAAGAAAAGACACGAAATTTTTCGTGTAAATTTCTTGCAAAAACGAAATCCGCGCACTAAATTTGCACCCGATATATCATCGAAAGACAAGTTAACTATGGAAAAAAAGATTTTAGACGCACTCACCGAGAGGTATTCGGGGGTGAAAGAGTCCATTCTGCGCAGGGTCGCTGCAAAGCTGGCAAAGACTGTGGAGAATGAGGACGACATCACAACCGCAGTAGAGGGCGCATTCACGGACGTACTTGAGGCATACGGTGACCAGCGTGCCACCGACGCGCAGAAGACGGCAGTAGCCAACTACGAGCGCAAACATGGTCTCAAGGACGGCAAGGCAGTTGACGGGGGCAAGCCTGATGATCAAGAACCCGAACCAATTCCCGCTGACGATACACCCGCATGGGCGAAGGCACTGATTGAGGCGAACAAGAGCCTCAAGGAGCGTCTTGACGCTATGGACGGGGAGAAACGCAGCCAGTCACGCAGGTCGGTAATCGACGGCATCCTTGAACCGCTGACGGAGACGCAGCGCAAGCCGTACAAGCACATGAGGCTTGAGGACTTGAGCGAGGACGATTTCTCTGCTTTGCAGGAGACGATCAAGAGCGAGGTGGACGAACTGGTGAACGAGCAGAACGCACGTTCTACTGTGTTCGGCAGACCAGCCCAGACAGGCAAGCAGCAGAACGGCCAGCAAGCCACCGATGCGGAAGTGGATGCAGTGGTGAAGACCATGCACCTTTAACAACACACAACACAATTAACTATGGCAAAAGCAACAACCAACACAACTGCGTCCATGAACAGGGAGGCCGTGCAGATTGACAACAGCAATGACAGCATTGTTATCGTCAAGGTTCTCGGCGACATCCCCGGTGGCCGCACGCTGGATATGACTGGCTTTAGCAACGGCATCAAAGGCGGTCATATCATCATCAAGCTCTCTACGGGTGTTTATGCACCCATGCCCGTTAGCGGCACCTCCTACGACAGCCTGCCCGCCAGTGCCTCGTATGTCGGCGTTGCCCGTTACAGTGTAAGCGCAAGCGACCCTCGCTGTGCCATCGTCACGATGGGACAGGTGAACGCCGCAGCTTGCCAGTACGACCCGTCGAGCCTCGTAAGCAACCTCCCTCACATCGAGTTCTTGTATCTTGATGCGTAATTACTAACCACTAAAAAACAAAAATACTATGGTACAAAGTTTATTTTCTGACTTGATTAACAAGTATTTCTCGGCTGTGGTTGGTAAGGTGTTTGACCGTTACAACGGTGAAAACGCAGAACCCACCATGCTCCACAAGACCATGCTGACCGAGGAGTACAGTGCAGACCTCACTTGGGGTAGCACCGATTTCAACAACAGCATCGTAGCCGCTGACGTGGTTTCGCTTGAATCCAGCCTGCCGCTCAAGAAGCGCGATGTCATCACCGTGGCCGCTGGTCAAATCCCCAAGCTGGGTCTCAAGTATGAGCGCGGCGAGAAGTTCATCACCGATGTCAACGTCATGCGTGCTAAAGGTGTCAACGAGGCACAGGTGGCCGCAAAGGTACTTGACGATGTGACCAAGTGCGTCAAGGGCATGGATGTCCGCAAGGAGATCATGTTCGAACAGGCACTCTCTACCGGCCAAACCATCATCAAGGACGGCAGCATGAAGGCCGGCAACGACGGCACGGGCATCCGCGTGGACTACGGCTACCAGGCCGAGAACTCCAGCAATGCCGTTGCCACTTGGGGCAGCACTGGCTACGCTCCCGTGAGCGACATCCGCAACATGATTGATGCCGCAAGCGCAAAGGGTACTACCATCCGTCACCTGTGGATGAGCCGCACCGCGTTTGACAATCTGCGCACCAGCGACGAGGGCAAGCAGCTTGCCGCCGTGTTCAACGGCCAGTCCATCGCAGCAGGCGTGGCACTCCCCGTCCCCAGCCGCGGCGCAATGGAGGATGCACTTGCTGACGAGTTCAGCATTACCATCCACATCGTAAATGGATCGTTCCGTGAGCAGTTGCCCAACGGAAGCACCACCACCGTGACACCGTGGGATGCCAACGCCATCATCGGCACCGAGAGCGAGAACGTAGGCCGCTTGGTCTATGGCACTCTGGCCGAGGAGACCAACCCCGTTGCAGACGTGCAGTATGAAAAGAGCGGCACCCATGTCCTTATCAGTAAGTTCGGTGACACCGACCCGCTGGTAGAGTACACCGCTGCACAGGCTCTCTGCATCCCTGTCATTGACGGAGTGAACAGCATCTACCGCCTGAATAACGTACAGGCCATCACCTTTGGCGGCACCGACATCAGCGATGGTGTTGTAGCAGTTCCCAAGACCGC